ATATATAAATTGACTGAAAACAAATTATTCTCTCTCCAGGAACCAATGAAAATGATAAAACAATACGAGGAGGGAAAACTGAGCGTCGAAGAATTGATCAAGAAATCGGAAGACATACCGAAGACATACCAAAAGATTGATATAAAAAATTTGATGACTAAAATTGATGAGTTAGCGAAAAGCCTCAAATCATAACTAAATATGTTTAACAAACTTGACAAAAATTACATTTTAGTGTAAAATAAAAGTAGAGGAGTGCACAATGTGAGGAGGAAATACCATGGCGACCGACTTACAGAAACCCGATCTAAAAGCTCTGGCCGAGGCCATCTTTTTCTACGTCGCATCGACTAGGGACAATGAATATGAATTGCCTGAATCGATGACAATCGACGAATTTGCGAATTCAATCGTCGAACACATATCCACGAAGTTCGAGATTGATAAAGATGAAGTAAACGACAAAACTGAAAGGATAATAAATGATTTTCTAATTGGTCGTTAACTTACCGCAGGGAACGAATTGCTTTCATTTTCTATCCATTTTTTATATCGACCAGAACCTTCAATCATCGCAGAATCGATCATGAATGATTTACACAAGACTTCAAGCATCCTCCTAACCACATAAACGTCATGATCAGCCGAATCAACCCAGGCATTCGCAATCCTAGTGCCTTCTTTGAAGGAAAAACGACCGACGTTTATGCCATCTGTGATGACCAATGCATCCGCGTCTCCTGGCATGTCTAAAATCTTGCAATCAAGAACTTTCTTTCTATGTTCACTCATCTTTTGTTGTTGTTGAATTAACATCGTTGCTTTTTCAATTTCATTCCGCCGCCTTAAATTTTCGACTAAATCATTTACGCATCGCGTCCACTTTTCCTCATATATATGATCTGGTTCCAACACAAAACCATCCGTTGCTCTGCGTCTAATCAGAGCGACATTTTCTTTCGTCAATCTCATAGTTAATCTTACTACGATGTGTATTGATTTCATGCGCACCCCGTATTCAATATATCACATCGTCCACAATCGTCAATTGTATCTGCCTTTCTCAAAATAGAACCTGATCTTCTTATTTCCAATCGTAATCAATTCATTGAATCCAACCCCTTGATTTATTGGGTCGGCAATCTTCTTTGTCGGCAATATGTCATCTGATGGTTTAAACATGTCCACGAATTGAACTCCATCGACTTGTTGCATTGCTGCCAACAATTGACTATAATAAAGACCCTGTCCCATATCAAAATTGTTAATGCTGAAGAAATTGTCGATCACCGCATTGACCTGTTCTTTGACCGTGCCAGCGTCAGCATTAGCAGCCATCACCACATTGGCCTGAACATCAACTGGTTTAATGGCTCCATCCATCACCCGCACTTCATCTGTCAGAACGTTTCTTTCTTCAAGATATGTAATTAGACCTTTCTTTAATCCAGCAGACGGTGCAACTGGAACATTGCCTGGTCCTTGAGCAAGCACATATGCCTCTACTAAATTAGCATTTAACGACGTCCTGATGGTTGCTACCGCTTTTAAGACTGATCCAAATACTGGATGACTAAATTGCGAACAGATATGTGCATAATCAGAATCAGATACTGCATTGCCATGCGTTGCATATTCTCTTGGTGCCCTACGTTTTGCATCTTCTATTGACTCTCCATCAACCCCACCAGACGAAGCATTAAGATTTCTAAACGTCACGTCAACCGCCGCCGTAAACGGCGGTTGGGGAGAAATTGGTCTGCTCTCTCTAATCAAACCAGCACCAATTCTGCCTCTAATGCCACCACCAATTCTATATCTAATCTCAAAAATCTGACCCGCCAATGGTGCTTTACCATGTACATCATCGCCAAAAACGACTGTAGCCTTGTCCTCAAAAAATTTAACTTCATATACTTCATCCGTAGCATCAGCCGTTTCAATGAAATTCACCCGACGCCATCGTTTGATTGTGTTTCCTGAAGTTATGTCTACAAAGATTGGATCATCTAAAATGTTTTTGCTGATTAGGTCGATCGTCTGTGATGGACCACCAGCCGACGTTGCAATCACTGGAGTGGCGAATAGACCCTCGATAGCAAACCCAATGACGCCACGTTTGCCGGGCGGTATCGTTATTGGATTGGTAAAATCACCAGGTGCTCTATATAATTCATACGTCAATGGCGCACCATCAGCCCCACGGAGATTGAACACAATACCAGAAGGTATTCTAATCTCGCTCTGTGCAGCCTCTGAGATTGAACATTCTAAATCAACTACGGCTGGAGTCGGACGATTCATTTTCTGTCCAATTAATTCCAAATGATTGATGACGGCGTCGATCGTTTGGGCAGTAGGCAAAAATGATTCATCCGCAAGAATGTCGGAACGCAATGATAAAACTGAACCAACATACGCTATTAAGTCTATTAGCATCATTACACCATTTTGCGGCGTGAAATCATTAAAAGTAGGATAATATGATTTCATGTATTCGATCAATGCACGTTGTAACGTCGTAAATTCTAGAGCCGAAAAATCTATTCTCCTCAATTCGGGGAGTGGGAGCAATACGCCAAACTCCTCTGGAGAATTAGGAAGAATGAAATGTGATTCTTGTTCCATTAGATTTTCACCTTTGCTTCAATCAGTAATTTCTTCTCAATGTCAGTCCTCAATCTCACAAAAATTTTTATGTCTAGAAGATTATGTTCATCTATTCTAGACAACAGCACGTCATCGACGATCACTCTTTTTTCATACGCATCTAATGACCGTCTGATCGCCCTTTCTAATTCATCCGTCGTCACTTGATCTAATTGTTCGAACGGTGCTGTCCTAATTGGAGTGCCGAAATTCGGCATCATAACTCTCTCGCCCGGTGACGTCAACAATAATTGCAATATGTCATTTTTGATTAAACGTTCGTCCGATTGCAAAGACATTAATCCTTGATTGCCACCTACGAATGGGGCATTCCAACCACGATATATTGAGTTCTTAACAACAGCCATAAATGATCCCTCTCCCTTATTTTTGGATTATCTTACTAATTGTATTACTTTGAGTAATTGATCATACTTCACGCCGATCCGTTCATTATATGCATTCAATTCCTCCACCAATATTATTCTCTGTTCGGTCAATTCAGATATTTTGAGATTCATTTTATTGACAATGGCTTCATCATTAATGACGGTTGCAGCATCCAACGTTTTATCTGCTTCATTGATTCGTTTTTGGTTTTCATTTATCGATATCGACATATCATCGACGTTCCGTTTGAGAGAAACAATCTCATCTTCAATCTGTTTCTTAACTTTTTCAGATTCCTGCGTCACTCTATCTATCTCACTATCAGTAAGTCCCAATGCAGACAAATCCAACAAATTAGTGTTCTGCTGTATGTCAACCATGGCTGGTAATGGCGTGATGGTCGTTTCCGGTAACGTTTCATCTTCGAATTCGAGAATTTGACCTATTTCGAATTGCTTTACAGCAGTGCCAACGATGCTTTGTGATCCCTGCGATAACGAAAATACGGCATCACCCATGGCGTCTCTACGTTGTCTATCGGTAAACGTCGGCGGATCTCTTCTACGAATTGATTCAGCTGGGGGTATTTGCTGGAATGATTCGACCGACCGTGGTGGATCCGTACTAGAAATCAACCAAGTGACATTCCCACTGCCACCAGGACCAGGAATGACGTTTTTATACAATGCAGTCGGAAAACTAATGATCATACCTTATTTTTAACCTTTAATTACTTTTAGAGTGCTTCTCCCATATCCATGATTTTTCCCTGGCATCATAGAATTGACCCCTTTTTTCTTAACGACGGCGGGGATTTTCTTAATCGGTTCTCTTTTTATCGGCTTATTCACCTGGTTTTCCTTTCTCACCGGCATCGTCATCATCCGGTTTTTCAAGTACTTCTTCTTTTTCCTTGTCAAACGGCTCGTTCTTCACTTCCGCTCTATCAGATGGTGCCACTGGACTTATGAATCTAGGTGCAACGCTTGGTGGTACGCAAGAAACTGGTGATTTCGGACCAGCATCGCCACCAGGTGCACATCCAGTATGAATGGCATTTGATCGCGGTGCATTAAAATCGACATCCGTACCAAGCACGTTCGGGGCAAGCAAAAGATGTGCGCCCCCAGCCTCTACACAGAATTTCTTTCCAGCTTTGATATAAACGCTATCTTTGGCGTCTAATTTTATATGTCTGTCAGATTTAATTTCAACGTCTTGCGCACACCATATTTGTACCTTACCTCCCTCTTCATTGTTCCAAATGATTATAAATTTCCCTTTATCGGACATGCCAATGTGCATGTCTCTTGCCGGTTTGCCTTCAAAATCTTTGAGTCTGGCCCTCCAGACCGAAAATTCATTGTCGTGCGAGAACCACAGACCTCTATCATCGGCGTCATTGATTTCGGTCCATGTCTGCCCAGTACCACATAATTTCTCACCATCGCGCATTTCTATGCCTTGATTTAGAGCTTTGAGTTTGACACATGGTTCATCACAGCCGGTCTCTCCTTTTGCGCCTTTGCCATTACCAGCCCTAGTTTTCAATCTAACGTATTCATTCATATAATCGAGTTTAAGATGATGTGTATTCTTTTCTGGTTCGAACGTCATAGCCATGTTCAATGCAAACTCATGTTGTTCCAATCCCTTCCATGATTCAGATAATGGTGATTCCGTGTCCGTGCACAACATAATATAATCTTTTTTGTCATTCAACTCTAATATTTTGCTCTTCGGCGTATACATCGACAATTTATTCAATTGTTTCTTTTCACAGAATTCTATGCCAAATCCGAGACCATCTTTGCCGTCATCCTTCTCACAGACTTTCCTACGTCCTTTCAACAATATGCCGTTTGCTCTGGGTTTGACGTGTTTTTCTGCTTCAGTATAATGGACGCCACGATCGTCGAGGACGAACTTCAGACCCCACCTAGTCATCAATCTGACCCAACGGGCGTCTTCCTTCTCCTTCCAATAACCATCTTCTTCATCCGGCTCACCACCTATTTCCTCTTTAATCAATCTCTTGATAAATTCATCTTTTTTATAATTCACGCCCTTGTCATACATCTGAAACAAATGGCCGTTCTTGGAGCGCAATTTTATCCATGTCTCATCGCGCTCTTCTTCTTTAGATAGATATTTCTCTTCATCATATTCTTTTGGTCTGCTCTTGCTTTCTATTGGCTTTTTCTGCGCCCATCCAACGTCGCGCATTTCGAATTTATGTCCATATCTGGTTCTAACTTCATATCTTCGTTGATCACGATCCTTCTCTTTTTGCTCATTAAAATGCTTGCGCAAATATTTAAAACGTTTGATGTCGAATTCACGATCTTTATCAAATTTTCCTTCGAATTCACCATAATCATCACCGTCTTTCTTCTGCCAATGATATCCGGTATCAACAGATAAACTATAGATGCCATATTTAGTACACAACGCATGTAATTTCACATCTGGATCATTGACTTTCGGTGCTTGACCTTTCGGTTCAAATTCACCCTTTTGTATCGCATCATATCCAACTGGTGCTGGCTTATCCTTGTGCTCATCTGGAAAATAACCTATTGAATGTGAATACGAGAACGTGCCATATCTATCCTTCCAACCCAATGAATATGGCCTATAATCCTTGGATAAATATTCCTCCAAATAATCGTTCGGTTTGTCGGCTGGATCACCATCTTTGTTTACTGAAAGCGGTGATTTCGTATAGACTGACTCAAGCGCATAAAATTTTCTGCGCGTCGGCGTAGCAAAACCGACCCAAATGGGAGCGACTGGATTGTTTTTCTCCCAATATACCCAGACAATATCGTCAATCATTGGGTGCGCCCAGAATTGTGCACCCGAACAACCCATCCACGGCGCTGGAACTGCCCATGGACATTCCTCTGGCTTCAAATCATGGTCATGTAATTCTGGACACTTAAATCTGACACGATGCATTTGCAACGGGTCATTCGTCTCAACCACAGCCGCCCTGAACCAACCGTTAAAACGATGCCATGAATCAGCAGTTCTGGCGTCATAATATCGACGCCAAACTTGTGCAAGATTGTCGCTACCGAGTTGCCCCGGCGTTCTTGGAGATCCACTCATGTCATTATGTATCCTTACAACTGAGCATACACCTCGGAACTCGATGGAAGCTTCAGCACGTCACCGGCATTGGGCCAATTAGTCGTAACCATCGGCCGCATTGCTGATATGACAACCCAATATAATTGTGGCGTGCCATAAATCTCATCGGAAATCAGGTCAGGGCGTCCGGCTTTCGTGTTATCTACGACATATTCAACGGTCTCTTCAAATGGACGACCATCTAAGAATTTCGGTTTCTTCCACATCCCAAATGATTCTTTACCATCGAAAATGATCGGCATGGATTCATTGAACCTGGCATTTCTAATCTGATTGATCGGCATGATGTTTCTCCATTAATACCATTTCCTATTTGACGCTGCATCTTGTACCAGGCCAGCAATCTGCTGTTTACCTTGTAATTGAGAATAAAATGTGAGTTCCATTGTGATACGCGATATCATCGGCAATGCATCATTTCCTTTCCCAATAATTGGCCCTTCATATTTTACATTAGCTTCAGTCATTCTATAAGTTCCAGCTCCGCCAGAAATTTCATAGAAATTGACTGTCACATATCTGGCTCTAATTTGTGGTCCCAAATAACAAAATGCTTTGATCGTTCTAATTTGCTCAATGATTGTATTGGCTGTCCAATCACCATCTATGATATATGTCGCCTCAATTCCTAACTTACGACCATTCGCACCCTTATTAATCGATGTACGTTCATTTGACCAACTGTCAATTTCCATCCAATCGGTGTTTTTCGAATCTGCAGTACATATCGGCGGAAATTGAAATTTTGGTGTTCCTCCAGGCGTAAAATTTAGAGAAACCGTTCCAGCCAAATCTCGATCATGTTGTATCATTAGTGCCATGATTCACCTCACACCTTATTATGCCATTGATTGGCATCTACCCCAAGTCCAGCTAAACTTGGCGACCTACTCCTCTCTTGATTCCCTAACGTCACAGCTATGTCCTTCAATGGTCGCAAATCAATCTTATCATCTATGCCCAGCAACGTATTCTTAATTATGGTCAATATATCAATTTCATTAGTAATTTTTGGTCGTGCCGTATCTGTAGTCAATGGGGCATTTATCGGTTCATTAGGCGTATTAGTGGCTGGTGCGGCTGTGGCCAATGCAGAACTCGTCGTATTGTCATGTACCCACGAGGGAAGGTTGTCATATGTTCCATCCTCATTAGCAAGATAATTCCCAGAACTTGGTAACTTCCGCATTTGTATCTGATCTTGCTGTCCCTTGGCACTAGTTGCTATTTTTGCTGCTAGATTAGACATGCCCAAACCAGGAATTATTGCCCCCGCAATATCCATAAAACCAATGCCAGCCTCCGCCTTTACTTCTGTTTCTGCTTTTGCTTTTGTTTCTACTCCCGTTTTTATCGCTTTTTTGCGTGACTTCTCGATTTCTTTCTCTTTGTCTTCTTTGGTCATTTTCTGTCCGGTTCTGATATCATATTCGCCAGTTTTATATAATTCAGTTTTTCTAAGTGCCTCTTGTTCCAGTTTCTTATTTATGTCATCAGTCCAAGCATTAAAATCAGAAAAACCGAGTTTTTGAGCTTCAGCTTCTCGTCCAGCCTTATCTAAGCTAGATAACTGTCGATATTGTTCTAACCATTCTGGTCCTTCGATCGCTTTAAATGGTTCTTCTTCTATTTCTTCTTCTCCTACCATCACATTAGTGTTCTCTTCAATTGCTTTTGTATTTGCATTTGCTGCCTTCTCGGCAGCTCTCTCAGCTCGGATTGTGTCTGCCGATTTCCAACCGAGAGTAAGTCTATTAGTCCACACTAATATTTCAGTCATGAAATCAAACATAGCATCCTCCCACCATTTCACAGCATAACTTACTTTTTCGATTAATCCACCAAACCATTTTATAACCGGAGCTAAGAAGTATTGCAATAATTTGGCTATTAATGTCAAGGAAAAACGAAGTGGCATCAGTGCGATCTTCACCACACTCCAAGCCAATTCAAGTAATTTCGATACCACATCCCACAATGGTTTGACAATTCCCCAGATTTCTTTATGGAACAATGTCAACGCTAAAATGACCCATCCAATTGGATTCGATAATCCCAAAAATTTCACACCAACCTTAAAAACCCCCATTAATACACTACCGAGTCTTGCAAACAATCCACCCCCACCCTTAAATAGCATGCCAATACTAGCTAATATTCCACCAGCACCTTTAGCACCCACAGCAGCGGCACCTGCAGCTTTAACGCTCACACCAGCGGCGGCACCCGCTGCTTTCTTAGTAAACAATCCACTAACTATGCTGCTCAAACCTTTGAACTTATTTCCAAGGATTTTACATATTCCATCAAATGAATTTGTCACACAACCACTTGAACCAAAAACCTTACCAATCGTATTACAATATAATAACGACATGGACTTCATAGTAATGAAACCAAGAATCAATAATTTCAGAGCACTACCAAATACACCCATGCCTTTAGTGGCGCTATCAAATCCGCCGACAAGCGTCTCAATGCCCTTGATTACCCATTCTATTGGTCCGACAAGCTTTTCTAATGGATCGGCCAACAATGCACCGATTCGTATGAGTGCATCCGTAAATTTCTTGAACTGCATATGTAAAGTCCTCTGCGATTCTGCCTCTGCCTTCTCCTTTATTTCATTGTTCTTGTTTATTCTCTTTAATTCTCTCTCCACAGCCTCCTTAGAAACATCACCACGAGCACGTGCCGCTGCCTGTGCCTCTTTCAACATTTGTCTGTGCACTTCAATGGTCGCTGCACGATCTTTAAGTTGCAATTGCATAAAATATGGCAATCCTTCCAATTGCCGTTTGGCGTCCTCCGCCCCCATTATCATAGTTGTAATCGCTTCTGATGGTTTCATAAACATCAAATCAGCACCATATAACATCATGTCCCATTGATCGAGCGCACCAGTCGACACTCTTCCAATTGTATCCATAACTGCTCTGGCCGTCGATTCCCCAAATTGCTTAGCAGCTGCGGCTGATTTAATCATCACAGCTGAAAATTCTTCAATCTCTCTTTTGCCAAACATCGTCTTAAACGCTACAGCGTTTTTCTCAACCATCGACATAATTTCTTCAACGTCTCTGGCATTTAGTCCAACCGTCTTCATTTGGTGTATCAGTGCAGCCATTGCACCTCTAGTCGATTTGGTCGACCCAGTAGTGGCATATAATACTTTCTGAAATCTCGCGACTACATCTGCTGACGCACCGGTAGTCCTAACAAATTTAGCATTCTGTTCAGTCAACTCCGTAATTGCCGCCTTTGGTGCACCAACTTCCATCATCGCCTGATATGATTTCTCAATATTCTCAGTCAGAAGTCCAGTATTTCTTGCCATCGCATAAATCTGATTTGATGTCTCTCCTATGCTGTGATACATACGATAATTCACGGTATGGAACCGTTCTTGTGTGGTGATCATCATACTAAAACTATCAGCAAGGCCACCTAATACGGTAGTAGCTATGCCCTGTGCCGACAATAAATTTTTAGCCCACCCCATCTTAAGCGCATCTAATAACTTCCCTATTTTTAACATCTCCTCTTCTTGTTTAAGCAACTTATTCTGTCTAATTAACATCTTATCCATAATGCCAATAGTTTCTTTATGTCGATTTATATCTTTCTCTCCTGATTTATTGATCCTGATCATTAAATTCTCATGTTTCTTATATTCATCAGACGCCTTCAATAATCTCTTCAGCATCTCCTTGCTCAATTTACCTTCAGTTTTCTCCATAATTTGTGCTGCTTCTAAAGATTCGTACATTTCATCAGTAATGTCTCGGTGCGTCCTCTGGAGAGATTTCTCTAAGTGGAGCGTCTTAGCAACGATCGCTTCTCGTTCATCGAACGTAAAAAGATTTATGTTCGCAGTGTCTCTTACTGTAAGCTTCAATGCATTGGACAAATTTAATAATTGTTCGGCTTTAGCAGGATCATAGAGATCTTCTCTAGATAACGTATCTAATTCCCTCGCTGAAAATTCGGCTAAAGAAGTCGGATCGGCAGCGATCAATAAACGTCCCTTCTTCCATTTTTCTACGGCCTGTTCCTGTATTCTCGTGATTTCTGCGGTCGGATCTGCGATATTTATTTTAAATTGTATAAGATTTTCAGCTGTCGCCATCTTCCTGGTCATCTGAGCATTGACCTTCTGATACGCTTTCTCCATACCTTGTATTAATGCATTTCCTATTTCATTTACAGCCACTTTAATGGACGATGTGTTAGGAAAAACATCGGTCCCTAGAAATATTTCGGCAGCTTGTTGGCTTCTATCAGCCATGTTTCATCTCCATCTTTACTAAGTTTGAATCATCGCTTTTGCGCCGCCGCATTATAGTCATATCTGCGACAGTATAGATCTGTCGTCCAATTCTCCCTAGATACTTTATGGTGGAAACCATATACTATCCATTTGCCACCTAACCAATAATTCTGTCCTTTTTCATTGATCCACAGGAAATTACATGACGTACCATCCAAACCAAGCGGATCAGTAACTTTTGCGTCGCCACGTACGCTGACACAAATCCGATGCATCAAATTTAATTGACTGATATACATATTCCTGGATTTCCCATCAACATATTTCCCATATTTAATGCCAACATCGCCAGCATTGTGTTCAGGTATGCCCAATAAACTCGTCGACCATTTTTGTCCTGGCTTTTGAAACGACTCTTCAGACTTACAAGAGGAATTGATTTTTGCTCCTGTGTTCTCATCTTTTACGATGACATCATCTTTTGAAGTTATTCTGTCATAATATTTTCCAGACACCGCAGACAATCCTTGGGTATGTAGTTCAGTCTGCCAAAGTGACAACAACGTATCAGATTGCAATGTAAATCCACTAGAGCTATTAACATCAGTAGCGGCACCCCAATTCTCTATGTTAACCTTATAAGTACCAAAATTTTTGTCTGGTAGGTCGGCTTGTTCGACAATGTTCATGTCATAATTCTTACAATTTGTAACCCAATTTGTTTTCTGTGGCGTTACTGATGATGACCAATCGAGCAACATCTGTATAAACGTCTTGGGATCTTGTCGCATAATCCACCACTGGTTATTCTTGTCGTCTTTTGTCTCAGTAATTTTCTGCAAATTAGGTGCACCACCAAACTTATGATCATCTATGACTTGCCTAATGACACTAGTGACATTACCTTTATACATCTTACCGAGGCTTTGTCCGGCATTCAGCGCCCAGCTTGGAGGATCAATCGCTATAATTTCAGTTTCGGCATATGCTGCATTTCCTTGTGGTACTGTAACGTCCACTACCCATGCCTTAATTTCCTCTGTTTCATCTCCATCAACCCATTTGATTTTGAATTTTACCTCAACCTTATCACTTCTTGCTTTCTGTAATAAAATTTTTGCAATCTTATCGAGGAAATTTAGATATGGATCATGTATTCTCGCCCGCACAATATAACCGCCATTTGCCATAGCCATCCATTCGAAATAAGCAAAATTTGGTTCACCATCCAAGCCCTCAACTAGTATTTTAACCGTTGGTCCCTGCGTCTTTTTAGGATCACCCATGGAGATTGTTCCTCATGCAATTGATGCACATTAAACACAAAGCTGGAGAAAAGGAAACCCTCCGCCTAGGTTTATTTATCAAGAACGAAAACGGCCTAATTG